GATATCTCACAACTAAATCTATCTTTGTGTCTTTTTAAGATATCACCTTTTTTATATATTCTTGCATAAGTATAAGCAGGATATAATTTAAGACCTGTTACTTCTTCCATTTTAGGTTGGCATTTAAGCATCAATGTTTCCATAGCAATATTAGAATACTGACTATAGGTTTCTGGTATCTGTTCATCCCTACCTTCATAGTGACCTATGATAGTTTCAAATGGTGAAAAGTATCTACGCTCTCTACAAGTATCATAAACTTGTTTCTGCATACTAAAATAGTTTGCAACAAAAGCTGCTAGGTCTTTTGATATTGCTTGACGAATAACTGTATATTTTTTCTTTTTAAACATCTTTTGCCATCTCTTTTGGTACAGCTGTTATATTCCAATGTATAAATCTGAAAGGCTCTTTACCAAAATCTACTGCAAATTCGTGTTCCAAGAACCCTGGAAATATAATTAATGTACCTGGTGTAGGTTTAAAATGTATAAGTTCACTACCGCCCCACACACCTTTTTGATTTGGTTTCATTTTTAATTTTGTAGCTCTAGCTCCTGTTCTTGGTTCGTGGAATACTGGATAAGAAGTTTTATCACTACATTTTAAAAAGTAAAAACCTGATACGTGTTGATTCCAATGTACGTGTGCT